TACCTGCGCGTCAGTCAGTCCGGGCGCGCGGAACTTGTTGATGTCGTATTTCATCGTTCTCTCCTAGAGCCCCTGCTCCCCGAGGCGCGGGTGACGCGGTCTGCGTCGATGGGCGTAGGATACGCCTTTTGTTCGTGGCGTCAAGTTTTCTAATCTAATCGTTAAGTCTACATTCATAAAAGCGTCTCGTTGTGCCGGTGCCAAAAAAAACTGGCACACCCGCGCGCGTAGAGTTGGCCCATGCTCAGCCGCACCGCGCAGCAGATGGCCCAGCTGTACCAGGACGCCGAGGCGGCGATCCTGGCCGGCCAGTCGTTCCAGATTGCGGGCCGCAGTCTTTCGCTCCCCGACCTCGCGGAGATCCGGCGCGGGCGCATGATGTGGGAGCGCCGCGCGCGCGCGGAGGTGGACGCGCAGGCCGGCCGCCCGGGCGGCGCCGCGCTGGCGGTGTTCTCGTGAGCAGACCGCGCCCGCTGGTGCAGCGCGTGATCGAGCCGATCGAGCGCGCTGCGCTCTGGCTCTCTCCGCAGTGGGCCGAGCGCCGGGCGCAATCGCGCCTCCGTGCGCTCGCGATGTCGCGCGCGTACGAAGCCGCAGAGCCCACCAGGCTGCGCAAGCAAGCCAGGAACTACGGCAGCGGCAACGCCGCGGTCGATGCGTCGGCTGTGCAAGTGCGCAGTCAGGCGCGTCACCACGACCGCAACCACGACATCGTGGTCGGTGCACTGGACACGCTGGTCCAGAACATCGTCGGACCGAAGGGTATTGCCGTCGAGCCGCAGCCGCGCAACACCATCGGCGATGTCGACCCGCAGCTGGCCGAAAAGATCAGCACGCTGTGGGCCAACTGGGCTCGCCGGCCGGAGGTGACGTGGTCCCACTCGTGGGATGCCGCGCAGCGCATCGCGGCGCTGAGCTGGCTCCGCGATGGTGAGATCTTCGTCCAAGACCTGATCGGCCCGGTGATCGCGCTCGATCACGGCACCACGGTGCCGTACTCGATCGAGCTGCTCGAGGCGGACCTTGTGCCGCTCGACTACGACAGCGCCGGGCAGAACATCCTCCAAGGCATTCAGCGCAACAACTGGAACCGCGTCGTCGGGTACTACGTCTACATGCAGCACCCCGGCGAGCCTGGCGTGCTGATGCCGAACCTCAAGCGCGTGGACGCCACGCAGATGCGGCATTTGAAGCTCGTGCGCCGCCTCGGGCAGTTGCGCGGGGTGTCGATCCTGTCCAGCGTGATGACTCGCCTGGACGACCTTAAGGACTATGAGGAATCCGAGCGCGTGGCCGCGAAGATCGCGGCCAGCATGGCGGCGGTCATCATCAAGGGCGAGCCCGCGATGTGGACCGAGAACGCCGCCAGGGCGCCGCGCCAGATGCACTTCCAGCCAGGAATGGTGTTCGACGATTTGGTGGCCGGCGAACGCGTCGAGACGATCGACACCAACCGACCGAACACGAACCTCGAGGCGTATCGCTCCGGACAGCTGCGCGCCGCTGCGGCGGGCCTGCGCCTGACCTATTCGAGCCTCGCGCGCACGTACGACGGCACCTACTCGGCGCAGCGCCAAGAGCTGGTCGAAGGCTGGGGCGCCTACGGCGTGCTCGCCGCCGAGTTCATTTCGCAGTTCGTGAAGCCCACGTACGAGAGCTTTGTGCGCGCGGCTGTGATGTCCGGCCAGCTGCGGCTGCCCGCCGGCGTCACGCTGGAGATGGCGCAGGACGCCTGGTTCGCGGCGCCGCAGATGCCATGGATCGATCCGCTGCGCGAGGCTAACGCCTTCGAGGTCATGGAGCGGAACTGCTACATGTCTGGCCCGGAGATCATCCGCCGCCGCGGCGCCAACCCGCGCGACGTGCTCGACCAGGAAGCGAAATGGATCGAGGAAAAGCGCGAGTGGGGGATACCGGATCGGGCGGACGCTGCCTCGCCAGCGCCGCAGGATCTTCCGGTGCCAGACGACGACACCAAAGACGATGCAGCGCCCCCGCGCGCCGCCGTTCGCAACCCGATGGGAGACTCCATGCGACCGAAAGTGCTGAACCGCATTCGTGCCAGCGCGATGCCGACACCAGGCCATCCCGCTGCGCCTGGGCTCGCCAAGCTGGAGGTGCGCGCGATTGGGGCCAGTGAAGCCGAGCTGCTGATCTACGGCCCCATCGGCGAATCGTGGCTTGAGGAAACCGTCGAGGCGCGTCGAGTGGCAGAGCAGCTGCAGACGCTCAACGCCTCGACGATTCGCGTGCGCATCAACAGCATCGGCGGCTCCGTCTCCGACGGTATCGCCATCGCGAACGCTTTGCGGCGACATCCCGCGCGCAAGATCGTCACCGTCGACGGCATCGCCGGATCGATCGCGTCGCTGATCGCGATGGCGGGCGATGAAGTCGAGATGCCGGCCAACAGCCTGCTGATGATCCACGCCCCGTGGAGCTACGCCGCCGGCAACGCCGTGCAGCTGCGTGAGGCTGCGGACGTGCTCGACAAGTACGCGCTGACGATGGTCGCCGACTACGCGCGCAAGAGCGGCAAGAGCGAAGACTTCATTCTGGAGCTGCTCAGTGACGGCAAGGACCACTACTACACGGCCGAAGAAGCGCTGGCGCTGGGCTTTGCCGACCGTGTGATCGACCCGTCGCGCGAGGCGCAAGACGACGCTGCCGCGGCCTCCGCGCTGCTTTCTTACACCGCTGCACTGGCGCGAGCGCCCGCGCCGGTCGCGTCGCTGCTCAAGACCCGCATCACCGCAGCCGCTCGACCGGACGTGCTGCGTCTCATCCCCGCTGCAGCGCGAGCCGCTATCCGCCACACGTCAGGAGACCCCGAAATGAATGATCCCGTCACGAACGCCGCCGCCACGCCGGCCACGAATCTCAACCAGGCGGCGCCGGCCGGCCATCCAGTCAACGACGAGCCGGCCGTCCTGGCAAAGCTCAAGGAGCGCAACGCGCGCATCACGGAGATGGTCGGCCAGTTCCCTGGCCACGACGACATCAAGGCGCTGGGCGATGCCTACCTCGCGGACGTGAGCCGCTCGGTCGACGACTTCTACGCCGCGGCGCTCAAGACGCTGGGCTCGCGCGCGACGCCGCTCGGCGGCTCCATCGGCAGCGCAACTGCCGGCCGCGATGAGCGGGACCTGCGCATCGAGGCTCAGTCGTCCGCGCTGCTCGCGCGCTACAACATCGTGAAGGGCGAGGCGCGGACCGCCGCGCTGTCTGGCAATCCGTTCGCCAACAGCCGCATCAGCGAGCTCGCGGAGCTCAGCCTCAAGCGCGCCGGCGTCAACACCGCGTCGATGTCGCGCAGCGAGATCGCGGTGAAGGCTCTGCAAAGCCCGGGCGATTTCCCGGTCCTGCTCGAGAACACGCTCAACAAGACCGTGCTGTTCGGCTACCAGTCGGCGCCGTTCACCTGGAACCGGTTCTGCCGCGTCGGCACGCTGAACGACTACCGGCCGCACGGCCGTTACCAGTTCGGGTCGATCGGCAATCTGCAGCCGCCTGCCGGCCCGCACGCCGAGTACAACAACCGGTCGCTGTCCGACGGCCGCCGCGAGACCATTACCGGCCAGCGTCGCGGGTCCATTCTGTCGGTGTCGCCGGAGCTAATCGTCAACGACGACCTTGGGGCGATCCTCGACGCGGCCACCGCGCTCGGCATCGCTGCCGGCCGCACGATCGAGGATGCCGTCTACGCGCTGCTGGCCATCGGCGGCGGCGTCGGACCGAACATGTCGGACGGCAACCCGCTGTTCCACTCGACGCACGGCAACATCGCCGGCACGGCGGCGGCCCCCAGCGTCGCCAGCTTCGATGCCGCGCGCCAGCTGATGCTGGCACAACGCGTCGCCGGCGAGGGTGCCGACTTCATCGACGCCGCTCCGGCGATCTTTGTCGGCCCGCTGTCGGTGGGTGGCGCTGCGCGCGTCGTCAACAACAGCACCTACGACCCGGACGCGAACAACAAGCTGCAGCGGTTCAACATCGCCGCCAACATGTTGCGCGACATCGTCGACACGCCGCGTCTCAGCGGCACGCGCTGGTACATGTTCGCTGATCCGGCGACGCACCCGGTGATCGAGGTCGCCTTCGTCGAGGGTCGCCAGTCGCCGACGGTGACCGAGGAGACCAACTTCCGGAGCTCCGCGCGCGAGTGGAAGATCGAGCACGCCTGGGGCGTCGGCGCGGTCTCGTGGCTCGGCTGCGTCACCAACGCCGGCGCCTGATAACCCACCCTGGCCGGGCCGCGATGGCCCGGCCGACCACCCCATACAGGAGACATGCCAGTGAACAACTTCATCAACGAGGGTCGCGCGCTGCAGTTTACCGCTTCCGGCAATGTGGCCAGCGGCCAGGGCGTCGTGATCGGCTCGGTGCTCGGCGTGGCGACCGACGCTGTGGCGAACGGCAATACGGGCGCCGCGCTGATCGTCGGTCGCGTGCGGTTGCCGAAGGCATCCGGTGCCATCAACGCGGGCGTCAAGCTGATCTGGGACCACACCGCCGGCAACCTCAAGACCAGCGGCGCGACGACCGGCAACCTCAGCAACGCGGCGATCGCCGCGTCTGGCGCTGCGTCCGGTGACGCCACTGTCGAGGTCATCCTCAACCCATTCTTCTCGACGGTCGCCTAAAGCGGTCGCGGGACGCAAGCCATCAGGCCGCCGCGCTTCTCTGTGGCACGTCGGACCAGCCGCAGCGCCCGGACGAAAGCAGGGCGGCTCCCGCGCGAGCGAGTCCACGGGCACGGAAGATCGGCGGCAGCAGAGGGGCGAGGAATAGCGCGTCGCGCGCTCGATGTCCTGGGTCTCCTACTCGCCTGACTTTGCGAATCCATCGGTGTGCGGGCCGATGACCTGACAACTGGAGGCGACATGCGCGCACGTGAGTTCGTGATTCGATGGCAGGAGTTGGTGGGCTGGCTGCCGCTGACGATCGTGGCCGTGCTAGCCGCGTGGCTGGTCCTCGGCGCGCTGTTGCCGTGGGGTGCCGAGACGGCTCTTGAGGCCGTGATCGACCTCGCGATCAGGCTGTCCTACGCGCTGGCCGCCGCTGGCGTCGCGCGCTTGCTGTGGCGCCGGTGGCGGATGCCGCTGTCCGAGCGCCAGCAGCGTGACTACTGGACGGCCCTGATGCGCGGCGAGTCAGGGGCGATCCTCGCCTACGTCGGTAACGCAATCGTCTACGTCGGCCTCGTCGCGATGCTGCTCGTCTACTTCTGGGTGCCGCGCTGATGTGGCGCTGGCTTCCGGACGACGAGCGGGGCTGGCGCCGTGTGGCGATCTTTACGGTCTGGGCGCTTGTGGCGCTGGTCGCGGCGCTGGTAGCAGGCTGCTCCGTCGATCGCACCGAGGCGCGCGACCCGGCCCAGGTATCGCAGCCTCCGGCATCCATCCCGACGCTGGCCGAGATCGTCGTGACGGTGCAGGAAGCGGTTCAGGAAGTCGCACCGACGAGACCATCGCCACCGCCGGCCGCCGTCCATCCAGCGGCTGTCGACCTCATCATCCGCTGGGAGGTCACGTCTCGCGAGCGATACGAGCGCGCGCTGTCGCGCCCGATCTGGCCGGGCGGCGCGTCCGGCATCACCTGGGGCATCGGCTACGACGCCGGGCACCAGACACCGCACCGCATCCGCGCCGACTGGTCGCAGCATCCGCAGGTCGAGCGGATGGCTCAGGCGGCCGGGCTGACAGGTCAGCGCGCGGCTGAGGCGCTGCCGGCCTTCCGCGACATCGTGGTGCCGTGGGACATGGCGGTCGAGGTCTTCCGCGATCGGACGCTACCGGCGTATCGGCATCTCGCGGCGCGAGCCTTTGGGCCCGCCTTCGAATCTGCGCCGCCAACGGTGCAAGGGGCGCTGGTGAGCGTCGTGTACAACCGCGGTCCATCAATGACGGGAGGATCGCGGCGGGAGATGAGGGAAATCCGGGACGTGTGTTTGCCTGCCGGTGACGCCGAGTGCGTCGCCGCGCAACTGACATCGATGTGCCGCATCTGGCGCGGCTCGGAGCTTGAGCGCGGGCTGTGCGGACGCCGCGCTGACGAAGCAATGCTTGCGCGGAGGCTGGCATGAGTCCGTCGCGCCGCGAACCCGCGACGCTTGAAGGCCGTGTCCAGCGCCTCGAGGCATCTGTTGATAGGCTGCACGACGATTACCAGTCGATCAGGGAATCGCTCCGTTCGATGAGCGAGCAGCTTGCGGATCTGGTGCGACTATCCGAGCGGCAAGCGACGCAGCGCGATGGGCTTGAGCGGGCTTTTGACGCGCTCGCGCGACTGGAGTCGCAAGTAGCGGTCATCGAGAACCGCGTCGCCACACTGGATGTGCGGGCGCAGCTAGTCGGTCATGCTGGATCGTCGATCGTCGGGATCGCCGTGCGCGTCATCGCGACCGGAATCGTCGCGGCGGTGGCGACGATCATCGCGCTGTGGGCCTCGAGGGGCGCGGCATGATCCGGCTGACGGACCGAGTGCTCGCGATCGTGGCCGTCGTCGGCTGGCTGGCGGCGCTGGTGCTCGGCGGCGCGCTGTGGGTGCAGTCTGCACGACAGGAGACGACCGGCGTCCGGCTAGAGCGCGCGATCGCTGCGCGCGATGCGGCCGTGCAGTCGGCGACGGCATGGGAGCGTGCGACGCAGAAGCTGCGCGCCGATCTGGCGCGATGCGTCGAGGAGCGCGAGGTCGATCGCGAGCGCGACCGCCTGGCAGTAGTGCAGGCGCAGGCCGCGCGCCGCGAGGCTGATCGAACGCTGCGCGCGTGGATGGATCGCTACGCTGCGGCGACACGCACTGCGGAGTGCGCGGCGATCGAGCGCGCGACCATCTGTCCGGTGGCGCCGTGAGCCGCAGTGTCGCCGGCACCCTGCTGCGCCCCGAGGTCATCTTTGCCTACGACATCCCGCGGCTGGAGACACAAGCATGAGCAAGACCACACGAGTAACTAACACCCGCCGCCGCTTCGGTGAAGCGGCCGATTACATCCATTTTAGGCTCAACGGCCACGATTTTCTTGCGCTCGAATCCGAGCTTGAGCGCCCGCGCCAGCGAGCCGTTGCGCAGCCGGAAGACATCCCGCCGCGCGAGCCGTGGTGGCGTCGTGTGTGGGACGCGCTGAGGTACGGATGATCCGCGCGCTCGCCATCGTCGCCATCTGCGCGGGCCTCGCCGGCTGCCGCTGGTGGGCGCGCGATTGCCCGACTGAGCCAGTGATCGTCGAGGTGCCGGTCCCGGTCCGCGAGCCTATTCCGGCCGAGCTGACGGAGCCGGTTGACGCAAGCGCCTGCGAACAGGAAGGTCCAACCGTGGGCGATGTGCGAAAGCAACGGCGGCGCGCGTGCGCTTCGGTCGAGGAAGCCAACGCGCGGCTTGAGCAGCTGCGCCAGCTCGGCCCGGAGGGCGAACGATGAGGCCACACGAACCGTCGCCGCGCGGTCAGGGCACACGCGGCGTTGCCTGCCTGGCGCTTGGCGCTGGCGGGCTTTTTTCTTCGATGGGGGCGCTGCGATGATGTCGCTGCGCGAAATCGACGCCCGGATCTTCCGCGCGATGGCGAGCGGCGGTCTTGCCGATGTCGCCACGTACCGCCCGACGGTCGGGGCGCCGGTTTCCGTCTCGGTGATGATCGACCAGGCCATCCAGCAGGTCGAGGGTCTCCTCGACGTGCGGAGCGTCACGGACACCGCGCAGATCCGGATCGAGCGCGCCGCGCTGCCGCAGGTCCCAGAGCGGGGCGATCTGATCGAGCTGGCCGACGGGCGCGTCTACACCGTGCAGCGCCGCGAGCAGTCGGACGAATCGACGTGGGTGGTGCTGTGCAAAGCGTAGCCGCTCGGATACGTCACGCGATCATCGACCGCGTCAAGAGCATCGACGGCCACCCGCCGTTCGACACCGACCTTGCCGGCCGGGCGTTTGGCGAAGCGCCGACGATCGACACGCTCGCCAACGCCTCCAGCGCGAACCTGCCGTGCGCGTGGGTCTGGCGGCAGCCGGGCAACGAGGAGCGGACGCCGACCGGCAACACGCTGCTGCACATGAAGTCCGTGCGCTGGTCGGTGCTGATCGTCGATCACGCCGGCGATGACCCCGGTGAGACGCAGGAGCGACTCTACGCCGACCTGGAGCGAGCCATCGAAGACCGAGCCGACCTTTACCTCAGCGACGACGACGGCGTGAACCTTGTGGCCGACGAGGTGCGCATCGACAAAGCCAGTTTCAGCCTTGGTGCTGACGTGGCCGGACTTGCGATTGTTTCGGTCGACGTCATCACCAACTACCCCCACCACTACGGCGATCCCAGCCGGATCTAGGAGAGCACCATGGCCGCACTTGCTTCGACGCACGTCAATCGCTTCGTCATCGCCCGCAACACCATCCTGTTCGCGCCGCAGAATGACGACGGCACCTATCAGACCTTCCGACCGCTGAGTCCGGCCAGCGCCGGCTCCATCGAGGTGACTTCGGAGACGATCGAGTACGTCAGCCAGGAGTCCGGCATCGGCCGGAAGCTCGCCGAGGACACGATCAGCGTCAGCTACGACGGCGAGATCACCACCGAGCAGATGAGCTACGAGCTGATCGCCGCCTACATGCAGGGCACGATGGGCACGCGCACGCAGTCCGCCACCCCGGTGACCGGCGAGGTCTCGGACTTCGTGTTTCCGTCGACCTCGATCCAGCTCGGCCTGGGCCAGACGACGCCCGCGCCGGTGCATGGTTGCACCGCTGTCACCGTGGCCCCGCAACTGGTCGCTCGCGCCAACAGCACCGCCTACGCGGTGGGCGACGTCTACGAGCCCGCCACGCCGAACGACCACTTCTACATGTGCACGGTTGCAGGCACCAGCGGCGCGTCGCCGCCGACCTTCACGACCGACGGGTCGACCTTTGCCGACGGCACCGCTACGTTCATCGACCTTGGGCTCAAGTCTTTCGCGTCCCCGGCGGACTACGAACTCGACACCGATCTGGGCCTGGTGCACATCAAGTCGACCGGCAAGATCGCGACGGCGATCAGCCGCGTGCCGGCTGCGCTGCGCGCAGCGGGTCGCACGTTCCGGGTGGTGCTCGGGTACACGCCGACCGCCAAGACCATCGACCAGATCGTGCTCAATCGCCAGACCTCGCTCCGCGGTCGCCTGCAGTGCGTCGCGCAGAATCCGCGCGGCGAGAACTTCGACCTCTACTGCCCGAGCGTGTCCCTGAGCCCGTCGGGCGAGTATGCGTTCAAGTCCGGCAACGAGTACCAGTCCATGACCTTCAGCTTGTCCATCGACTCGTCTGCTGGCGCTCCGGTGTTCAGCCGTCGCCCGGCTGCCTGATGGCGCACGACCAACGCGCTCGCCCGGGTGACCGGGCGGGCGCGGGTTGAGACCATGGCGAATGCCAGCCCCCGTATCGACCTGGGCCCGATCAACCGGCTGTCCTCGAGACTGGCTGGCCTTGACGCGCGCCGCACTGAGCAGATCGTGAGCCGTGCCACGGTCACGGTCCAGCGGCGCTGGCAGGCCGATGCGCCGCGTCTGGTCGCCAGCGAGATCCTCAACATCACGCCGGCCCGTCTTCGGGAGTACCTGTCGGCGCGTGTGACCACCATCGGCCCCAGCGCGGCTGTCGTGCTGAGCGGTCTCCGCAAGCGCATTCCGCTGCACTTGTTCACCGGTGCGCGCTACGGCGGCCGAAATACCGAGGGCGCGGTGGTCCAGGTGTGGCGCGATTCGCCAGCCAAGACCTACGCCCGCACCTTCACGGTCGGGCGCCGCGGTGTCGCGGGCGGCATCTTCCAGCGCGCGCCGCGCGGTGGCGTGGTCGACGACCTGCACGGTCGTCTGCCGATCATCCAGCGCAAGGGCCCGGAGCTGTGGCGAGCGGTCACCGATGGCAGCCATGGCGACGTGAGGCCGCAGCTGCTGGAAAACGCGCGCAAGACGTTCCGCGCTGAGATCCAGCGACTGCTCAAGGTGCGCACCTGATGGCGACGCAACGGGAAATCCTCGAGCTTCTGATGCGGACGTCGGGGGAGGCCGACGTCGCTGCGCTGCGCGCGGCCATCGACCAGCTAGGCACGCAATCCGAAGAGTCGGCGGCGCAAGCCGGCAAGCTCGAAGGCGAGCTCAACCGCCTCGCCGGCGTGGCGTCGGATGTCGCCAAGGCGGTCACGCTCAAGGGCGCACTCAACGAGACCACCGCGCAGCTTGAAGCCGCGAAGAAGGGCCTTGAGGAACTGAACCAGCAGTTCTCGGCCACCGATCGCAGTAGCCCTGCGGTCAACCGGGCGTTTCGGACGGCTGAGAAGTCGGTTGCGGATCTGACCGCGCGCCAGCGCGAGCAGCAGCTTGAGCTTGCCAAGACTACCGGCGGACTGCAAAAAGCCGGGGTCGACACCGACAACCTGGCCAAGGAATACGACCGGCTCGAGCGCGAGGTCCGCGATGCCACGGGATCGATCACTGAGCAGGCGACGCAGCTCACGGCCAGTCAGAAGGCGGCCCAGCAGCTCGCAGCGCGCTACGAGGAGCTGTCCGGTTCGCTGCGCAGTGCCGCCGGGCGCGTCAACGAGATCGGCGGGAGCCTGGTCAAGCTGGGCGCTGCGGCGGGCACTGCACTGGCGGGGCTCGCGGCTTTCGGCGCGACGCGTCTGTTCCAGGCGGGCATCAAGGACGCGGCGGATTTCGAGTCCGCGCTTGGTCGCATCCAGGCGACCAGCGGGCTGAGCGCCGAGGAAGTCGGGAACCTCAAGCGCGAGATCGAATCCATCGGCGCGGACGCCTCGAAAGGCGTCCTCGAGGCGGCGGCAGCGGTCGAGCAGTTGACCCGCGAGGGTCTCAGCGCTGCTGATGCGCAGGCCCAGCTGCGCAGCGCCTTGGATTTCTCGACCGCCGCAGGTTTGGACACCGCCGCGGCGGTCAACCTGCTGGCGGACGCCACCGGGGCGTTCAACCAGTCGATCAACGAAAGCGGTCGGGTCGCTGATGTATTGGTGGCCGGCGCGCTCAAGGCGGGTCAGGCCGTCGGTGAGTACGCGCAGTCGATCAAGACCCTCGGCCCGGCCGCTGCAGACGCCGGGCTCGACCTGACGGACACCTCCGCGATCATCGCGCGCCTCGCGCAGTCCGGCATCGAGGGCGGCCGCGCTGTCGCCGCGTTGACGCAGGTGCTTGGCGCGCTCCGCGACCCGGCCTCGGCATTCTCGAAAGAGCTTGACAAGCTCGGGATCGAAACCCGCGACTTCAACGAGGTGCTGGTCGAGCTCGGCAAGCGCGGTCCCGAAGCCGAGACCGCGCTGTTGGCCCTGGGGGACCGTGCCACGCTGGCCATGCGCGCATTGGCCAGAGACGGCGGCCAGTCGCTGCAGGCGCTGCGCGCCGAGCTGGACGGCGCCACTGGCGCCGCCTCGCGCGCGGCCGGCATCATCAACGCGGACCTCTCATCCAGCGCGGCGCGCTTGCAGCAAGCCTTTGCGGATGCCCGGCGAGAGCTGGTTGAGCCGCTGCTGCAGCCGCTGGCCACGGAAATCGACAGCTTCGCGAAGGCCATCCGCACGTTCGTGGACGGCCCGGACTTCGCCCGCATCCGCGATGAGCTGCCTAGGCTGTTCGGCGCGGCCGCGCAGGCGGTGCGCGAGTTCGTCAGCGACGTCGATTTCAGCGAGGTGGCGCAGCGCGTTGCGGATTTCGCGGCGCAGGCCGGCGAGCAGTTGCGTGGCTTCGCGGACAACGTCGGTGATGTGAAGGATACCGTCGTCGCCGTCGCGCGGACGATCTCGCTGGTCGTGAACGGCTTCCAGGCGTTCGTCAACGCGACCGCGGTGGTGATCTCCGGCGTCTTGCAGGCCGGCGCGCAGCTCGATGTGACCTTGGCGCGCTTGCGCGTAGCGAGTACGGCGCTGGTCGGATCGACCGAAGCCCAACTGGCAGCTGCACAGAACCTTCAGCGCGCGGAAAACCTGGCCGCCGCATTCGCGGCGTCCGTCGCGCAGAACTACGAGGATCTCGGGCGCAACATTGCCGAGGCCGTCGACGCATTTGACCGCCTCACCGGTGCGGCGGAAACCTCCGGCCGCGCGTTAAAGGATTCATTGGATCAGCAAGGCGCCGCCGCGGCGAAAACGGCGCCAGTGCTCCGTGACCTCACCGAGACGGTCGCTGCCTATGAGGCGGCCGTCCGCAGCGCGGCAGGCGCGGGCGACGCCAACGCTGCCGCGATCCAGCGGCAAGGGTCTGCTGCGAGCACTGCCAATGAGGCGGCAAAATCGGCCGCCGCCGCCAGCGCAGATGTGGCGGCCGCCAGCACGCAGGCCGCAGCAGCGTCGCAGTCTGCCGCGTCTGCGTCGAACGCAGCGGCAAACGCCAATCGCACCGTCGCCGCGACGGCATCAGATGCCGCGCAGTCTTCCAAGGACGCTGCCGGGGCTGCCGACGAACAAGCGGCCTCGATGAACAACCTGACGCTGGCGCTGTTCGAGACCAGCGAGGAAGGCCTGCGCGCGTACATGGACGCGAACCGCAAGGCGATCGTGTCGGCGAGGGCCTTTGCGGATGCGGTTAACGAGGTCACCGCGCGCATCCGGCAGCAGGAAAAAGACGCCGACTCCTACCTGCAAAGTCTGCGCGCGCAGACCAAGGAGACCGACGAACTCGCAGTGCGCATCGAACGCCTGCGCGAGAAGTATCGGCTGCTGAGCGACGCGAAGCTGCGTGAGATCGCGATCGCAGAGCAGAAGCTGGCGCGCGAGAACGAGGCATTCCGGCTGGATGCGGACCGCAGCTTTCGCGCCATCCAAGCGTCGAAAGATCGCGCCAAGGCCGAGATCGAGGCCGACAACAGCATCGCTGCCAATCGCCAGCGTCTTGCAGACGAAGCGCTATCACGTCCGGACGCCGCGGTAAAGACTCCCACGCCAACGGTCGGCGCGTCTACTGTGGTCAACGTCACCGTCAACGGATTGATCGGTGGGGACCGGCAAGAGTTCATCCGACAGCTCGCGCGCGAGCTGGAGGTTGAGTTCCGACGCATGGGGTTGCTCGCCAGATGATCTATCTTCCGAACAGCCTGAACCTCGCGCGCGAAGCGTCCGTCAGCGTCACCAACATGGTGCCGTCCGACGCCATCGCGCGGGTGTCGGAGCAGGTGAGCGGCGGCGGGTCGCTGGATCTGACCGGGCCCTACACCGGCCAAGCGGACACCGTGATCGAGGTCGAGGTCGTCGACCTCGACGCCGGCGGCGCGCCGCGGGTGTCGCAGCCGGTGTTCACCGGCGTCGGCAACGGCACTCTGACCGACATCGACCCCGGCGCGCTGGTGCCCCAGGTGATCACGGTCACCTGCGTGGATCTGGGCACCGAGACGCGCTTTGCGGTCGGCCGCTTCTGCGGCGTCCGGCTCGTCGCAGTCGCTCCCGGTGACCCAGGCAATGGCATCCGCATCTCGGTGGACGACTCCGGGCTGGTGTCGGTCCCCGCGGAATACTCGGCCACGCGCGCCATTCCCGCACAGGCGGTCGACCTCGAGGGCGAGGCGTATGACTTTGGCGGTCCCTCGCTGACCGCCGACGGACAAGTACCCGCCACAGCGCCGCGCTTGCGCTTCGGGCGCGACCCGGTGGTCTATCGCGCCTGGCGTCGCTGGCTCGGCAATCGCTGGGGCTACAACCTCTCGCCGGCGCCGGTCCGTGCGATCCCGGCTGGCACACCGGTCTACACCGTCAGCGGCACTTACACCGTCAGCGTCACCGACGGGACCACGACTCGCACCTACGCCGGCGTGACCAGCGTCTACGACGCGCTGACGGCGATGCAGGCGGACCCGAGTGGCTTGGTCTCGCCGGTTGATCCGGTCATCGTGGACCGCTCGCCGCTTGGCATGGCAACGCTGGACGTGTGGGATCGCACCGCGCCTTTCGTGGTCGCGGAGCAGCGCACCGGTAGCGCATTCGTGCAGCGCGCGGAGATCGGCTACGAGCCGAGCACCGCCGCGCCGACGGAGTCGATCACGATCACCTGCATCGACGACACGCGCCCTGGCCAGGAGCGCTGGCGCGTTGAAGGCACGCAATCCGGGCTGCTGCCGGCGGCGATCACCGGCGCCCTGTATCAGCACCCGGTCGGCAGCTTCCAGGTGCCTTCGCAGCTGGCCGGCCCGCCGAGCGTCAATGCGCGCATCAGCTACACGGTCTCGCCGCTTCCGCGCACCCCGCCGGCGCCGGAGCCGTGCATCCATCTCGCTCGCCTGCAGCTCGGGGCCCGCGCGCGCTCCCGCGCGATCACGTGGACCCTGCGCGTTCGCCCATCGCCCGAGTGCGACTGCACCGAGCAGCCCATCGAGGGCGGCCCGTCGTTTGAGTGTCTCGGGCTCGAGCCCGAAGGAGGTGTGTCAGTGAACATGCACCCGGTGCTACAGCGCCGGCTGGAACGGGTCGCCGCGTGGCGCTCTCGGATGGCATCCCGCCGCGGCGGCGCTGTCGACGGCGACGTCCTGATGCGATCCGTCAACGACGTCGGCGCCTACATCGCCCAGCAGCTTCGCCGGATTGATGCCGGCACGCCGCTGGCGCAGGCGTGGGCGGCGAGCCAGCAGGTCCAGCCCAACGGCATCCGACGGCCGACGACCCCGAACGGCCGGCTCTACCGCTACGACGGTCTCTCCCCGGCGACGACCGGCGCGACCGAGCCGACCTGGCCGACGACGATCGGCGCCACGGTGGTCGACGGCGGCGTGACCTGGGTCTGCGCCAGCCGCGATGTCGGCACGGAGCTGGATGATCTGCTCGAGCGCGTCGAGGGCGAGTGGGCACAGTTTGAGCGCGCGACGCGCGCCGCGTCCGCCGAGCTGTGGCGCGCTTCGGTGACAAACGCGGACGCGGTCGCGCCGACCACGGCCAATGGTCGCCTCTATGTGCGCGTGACGGCCAGCGCCCTGAGCGGCGCATCCGAGCCGTCTTGGCCGACCACTGACTACGCGACCGTGGTGGACAATCAGGTCACGTGGATGGCGCTGCCGCGCTACTGGACGCCATCCACGTCCGTCCCACGCGGCACGGTGCGCGCCCTGGGCTTTGGGGTCGTGGCGCGCGCTGTGACGGGCGGCACGACCGGTGCGACCGAGCCGAGCTGGTTCCCGCGTGTCGGGGATGCCGCGCAGCGCGCGATCGGGCGCGAGGTCACGGATGGCAGCGTCACCTGGCGCCTGGAGGCGGCAACGATCGAGTCGTTTGGCGCAGCGGTTGTGCCGAACGTCACCCAGTACATCGACAGCCTCTCGGGCCTGTTCGGCCCGGCCTTTGCCGCAGCAGGCCTCGACCCTTTCGCTGAAGCCAGCCCACAAGGATCGCGGTGCTGGCGTGACCCAGGTTCTGCGCAGTGGTGGGTCCCGGATGACCCGACCCTGCTCCCGGCCTTCACCGGCCACTACTACCACTCGGTCCGGCGGTTTTTCAGCCCGACCGGCGAGGAGACCATCGAGGATGCCCAGGAGTTCGGCTTCGGCATCCAGGCCTGCGATGCGGTGCCCGGCGACAGCTTCACGCTGTTGATCGAGGCCGGCCAAGGCCAGTCTGGCGGTAAGACCTACGTGCTGGGCGACAAGATCACCGTGGACGTGATCCGCTCGACGCCGGTGGCCTTCGGCGGCGGGCAAACCGGCGATGATCTGCTGACGTGGACTGTGGTCGGCAGCGTCGACGGCGGCCTGCCCGATCATGTGATCGACCGTACCGCGCCGGCGCCGTACTCGGGCGGCGGACTGGCGTTCAACCTGTCGCTCGGCGGTGTGCCCTACGCGCTGGGCGACCGCTTCCGCTTCGAGATCGAAGGTGGCCGCTGGCGCTGGCGGCGCGACGGCGGCGCGTGGTCGGCACCCCGTCAGATCGGCTCCGATGCCGCGCTGGCTGACGGCTTGTCCGTCGCGTGGGTTCCCGGCGAAGCGCCGAGCTTCCTGTCAGGCGATTCCTGGACGTTCCGTGCGTTGGCTGTCAACGGCCCGCAGCAAGTCCGGCGCCCGATCGCGGGGCGCATGCGCACATCGGCTGCCTGCACGCTGACGCTGTCGCCTGCCACGCCCGGCCCGGTCACGCATCTCGCGATCAGCGATCACGCGATCCCGTCTGCGGCGACGATCACGCTGCAGGCCTCGGCGACGTCCGATTTCGCGGTGCTGACTTACAATCAGCCGGTGACATGGCGGGCCGCGCACATCGTGCACACGCTGCCCGCTGCGGTCACGGCGGCACACTGGCGCTTGATCGTCTCAGCCGCCTGCGAGATCGGGCACGTCTGGCTTGGCGTGCCGCTGGTGCTCGAGCACGCCAACGGGCGACCTGCGAGCGGCGTCGCCACCGCGCAATACCTGCTGCCGACTCAAGGCCGCCGCCGCATGGTCGGCGCTGAGGTGCAGCATGTGGGGCTGACCGCGCAATCGCTGGACGCGCTGCTCGATGGTCTGTCACACGCGACCGAGATCGATCAAGGCCGTCTGGCGGTGGTGATCGGCAGCATTCCGAGCATCGTGCGCGTGGGTGCGGATGCGCTGGACGTGTCCGACCTTCGAGGATGGCAGCCGTCCGACGCCGCGCTGGGTCGGTACAGCGTGCGGCTCCAGCTCGAGGCTGCCGCATGATGCTCCGCGTCGACGATCCGCGCGGCCCGTGGCAGGCCGTGGAGCCCGGCGCCGACGCGCCGAGCTATGCGGACGCGGCCTTGCCGCGTGTGGCGGTGCTGGCGGGCGTCGGCGCGATCTCCGGCAGTCTCTCGCAGGGAGTCGACCCGCCGCCGGTGCCCACGCTGTCCGTCAGCCTGCTGCGCGATGCCGCCGAGCTCGTGGCCGAGCCGCCGCTGGGCGCGCGTGCGACGCTGTACGACCGCGCTGGCGTGGTCGTGTTCGCGGGGCGTGTCCGGCGCGTCGCGTCGAGCGTGGATCGGGTGGCCATGGACCTCGACTCCGAGCGGCCCGCCTGATGCCCTGGACCGACGACATCCCGATGCTCTCCACCGCGCGCTGGCCGCGCAAGGCGCCGGTCGAGCCGGTGCCGCTGCGTTACGGCCGCGTCTCCGGGCGTCTGCTGCCCTATGACGCCGAAGGGCGCGTGTGGGTGTGGGCAGGCCACGCCGTCGCGGGCGTGACGCAAGTGTCGCGCGGCCCGGACCAGCTCACCGGCTGGTCGTGGCGCAACGGCTTGGACCCAGACGGCACCCCGCTCGCGTTCGTGGAGTTCGGCACCGCGCTGCCGGCCGATGCCAACCTCACGGCCGAAGGGGTCGGCGCTCTGGATGCGCGCACCGGCGCTGCAATCAGCCTCGCCTCCGACGTGCTGCACGATCTGATCGTGCGCACCGCAGGGGGCGTGTGGTCCAGCGCGCTGCGCGCCTTTGGCCGCGAGTGCCGTCGCTACGAGCTGATCGTGGCCGGCAGCATCGAGGCGCCCACGTCGCTGCAACGGGCCTGTGCATCGGTCTGCGCGTCCGTCGGGGCCGTGTTCGCGCCATCCTCACTGCACATCGCGCGGGTGTGGCCGGTGCCTGATCCTGCCGGGTTGCCGTTGGCGATCGTGACCCGTCCGTCCGTGCAGTCCGCATCTGCGGACATCGAGGACTTGGCGACGGAAATCGTCGCGCGGTTCGGTGCCGATGGCGAATGCGCGGTTGATGCGCCGCGCGCGGTCAAACGCTACGGGCGCCGCGTGCGGTCGCTGGATCTGCCGTGGTGCGCGGATCTGCGGACCGCGATCGGCGTTTGCCAGCGCCTGGCAGCCTTCGTGGCGCGGCCTTCGTGGCGCGTGTCCGCCGTGCTGCTGCCGGGCGACGACCTGCCGTTCGGCCGGGTGCGCGTGGGCGACCTGGTGCGCGTGCGCTGGCACGCCGCAGAAACGGACGCGCTCGGCATCGTCGAGCAGCTGGCCTGGTCCGTCACCACCGGCGTGCATGAGGTCGAGGTCTCCGTACCCGTCGGCCCGCCGCCTGTCCTGCGCCTGCTGCGGCCACGTCCAGCGGACCGGCCGCTGCCGCCGCCGGCAGGCGCGCGATTCGTCGTGACCGACGATTACGTGCAGATCACCGACGACGACGACATCCCCATCACCAGCGGGTAAAGCAGCCATGACCGTACGCATCAGCAACCTTCCGATCGGCCAAGGCGTTGGCCGGGCCGCGTTCTACCGCCGCGCCGCACCGACCGTGATCTCCGCGGCCAACTACGCGCTGACCGCCGGCGACGATGGCCGGGTGTTGGTCATGGAACGGGAAACCACCCAGGTGGTCACCGTCCCGGCGGGTCTTCCCGCTGGTTTCGGCGTCACCGTGATTCAGGGCGGCGCAGCCACTGACCCCGATCGGCTAATCATCGAAGGCGTGATCGGCGAGAGCACGCTGCGCGCGCAGCATCGGGTCAGTTCGGCAGTCTGGAGCGGCGGGCCTGGTTCACAGATCAGCATCACGCGGCTGGCGGCTGATCTCTATTCGGTCGGCGGTGATCTGCATGTCACCCTGTCCGGCTCCGGCGAGCTCGTCGCAGAGCTGGACGTTAAAGCGAACGTCGGGCAAGCGCAGCCGATCGCGCGTTGGTCCTACGCAAACGCCGCCGCGCGAGATGCCGCCAGCTACGTGTCCGGCGACATCGGCTACGTCGCCCGCGTCGAGTCTCCGCTTGGGTTCTTCCGGCTGGCCTCGGTATCGCCGCTGGTGTGGGAGCTGATCGGCGGCGGTGGATCATCTGGACCGCAGCCTATCACGCTACCGGCTGGCGCGTGGATCATGCGCAGAACCGATGGCGCAATGGTGGATAGCTTCGAGGAGAACACGAATCTCCAGAACCTCTACGAGGTGGTTTTCAGCCACCTTGCGACCGCGTACGCGCAAGCCACGATCATCTGGCCGGACGGCGCGACGACGTGCACGGCGCGGGTGTACTGGCGCGCAACGGAAGGCACTGGCGATGTGTGCTGGCGCTTGCGCGCCCGCTGCTACGCCCATGACGAAGCAATCGATCAGGCGTGGGGGACGGCTCAGTCCGTGACCGACACGCTGACTGCGACCGGGCGGGTGCTGATCTCACCCGCGACCGCCGCGATCACGCCTGCCGGCACAGTGAGCGGCGGCAGCCTGTGCCAGCTTGAGCTTGACCGCGATCACACAGTCCTTGGAAATCTCCCCGCGCCGGCGGGGATGCTTGCGGTTCGCTTGGAGTTTGCGTGATGCACGCCTTCCGTCGTCTGCGCACCATGCGCGCGCGCGAAGTGCGCGGGCGCACATCATGCGACGCAGGCTATAGTGCGCTGAGCAACGGGAGATGACGATGGCAACAGCATGGGTTTCTTGGCGGAACTGGATTGCCGAAACCGGAACGACCTTTACAGCGACCAACGTCCGCACCGACGCGCCGGCGAGCAACATCGCTGACCCGCGTCCGGACGTGCGGGCGATCTGGGCCTTGAATCAGACCGCTGTTGATGTCGAATGCCGCGTCGGCCTGTGGGACGGTGACACGCCACTTGAGGGCGTGCCGGTTGATGTGGTCGGGATCATCGGCACAAACTTCCGAAACGAAACTCCATCGCAGTCGACGATCACATTCCGCCTGTGGGATCGGATCGGCGCTTTCATCGACGTGACATTGCCGGAGCGCGACTACTACGGCGAGCGCGACCTGCTTCAGACGATCGCGCACGTCATCACACCGACCTCGCAGAGCGAAGCAGACATCCTCGCGGACGTGGTGCGCGTCAGGCTGACGATGGAGGGCGTGCTACTGCTGCCGTGGGGGACGCGAGACCCGTATCGCCGGCAAAACGCATGGGACGCAGCGGCAGACCTGCCGAGCATCGGGACTGTGTGGGCCGGGCCCGTGTGGCGGCCGTCGTCAGGTGTCGGCATCCAGGGCTATTCCGAGACCATCGTCGACCCCTCGGATGTGCAATCGGCGCTCTCGGGATCGTACCGGGCGCAGGTGAGGCGCAAGCTGCGGGTGCAGTCGGGACGGTTCGTTGCGCTTTCACGCGACGAGTACTCGGCCATTCCCGGCGGGCTGGCCGAGATGATCGCGCACGCTGGCACGTCGCGGCCGGTGCTGATCCAGCCGCAGGCAGACTTCGGGCCGATCTACGGCCTGTTGCGCGAGCCGCCGGTGTGGGAGGCGGCCGACCGATCCGACGCGCGTGGCATCGTCGGGTCGGCGGCCTACACGGTGCGCGAGATCAGGTAGATCGGCGAGCGCGGCCCAGGATTGCCTCTGTCGTCCAGCAGCCCTCGCGATACCAGCGTGACAGTCTTTGCGGCTCAATGCCGAGTCGCTCCGCCGCTTCGCCGAGCACCTCGACTTTGCCGTCAATCACGACCAAGCGACGTGCTGCCGCACTGGAACGCAGGCGTGCTGCGACGCCGGCCGCGTGCTTGGACTTTGCGCGACACTCCGTGCTGCCGGAGTGCGCGTCCTTCAGTTTGTCGTTGCTCATGCGGTTCTCCCGGCGCGTGTGATGCGCCACCTAGCCTCCGCGACCGCGCGGGCGACGCTGGCGCCGGAGAGAACCTGGACGCGGGCGCGTTGCGCTTCGTCGGCGGCGGCCGCTGCGTTGAGTCCAGCGCGCGTCGCGTAGCCGGCCACCAGCTGGCCGGCGATCTTGGCGCGAGCGCGAGGGTGGGTGTGAAGACTGATCACGTTGCTCATGGCTGCGGTCATCATGCGGCGAGTTCGGTCTGGGTCAGTGCGACAGGGTGGATGCGGGCCTGCTCGATCAGCTCGCGCCACTCGCGGCGCTCGGCGTCGGACAAGCGCTCTCGGATCTCCAGCATGGTCCGGGCCGAGAGCGCGGGAGAGCCTCGCGCTTCCAGCAGCCGCACCAACTGACGGCACTCGCTGCGCGTGCGGTAGATCGCGACGTATAGCCCTGTCGGATCGTGGGTGACGACGAACGGCCCGTCCTCGCCAGCGATGCCCGGGTGCCGCTGGTGGATGATGAAATGGCGACTCGCCTGCTCGGCGCGGTAACGCCAGCGAAGCAGCTTCTGGTCGCCTCGGTCGGTGGCGACCGTAAAGAAGTCGACCATCATGCGGTAATCGTCGTCCTTTAATGCGCTGTCGATGGCGCGGCGCGCGGCGTCGACGTCGCCGATCTCCAGCGCGGCAGATGCTTGCCAGAGCGCGGCGTGGTACGCGCGCGCCTTTTCGGTCATGGTCATGGGTGCACCTCGACATGGTAGTGGCGGCGCGTCGATTGGCGCTCGCCAAGGTAAGTTTCAGGCGCGCCGGCCTTGCGCTGGCGCTGTCTGCGCCAGATCCATCTGTCGGTGGCGATCATCAACAGCGCGGCCACGATCGGCGGCGCGATGACAATCGACGCGAGCAAGATGGCGCCGAACGTGGTCATCAGCCGGCCGCGGTCAGCGGCTGCACGTTGGGCGCGATGTGCGCGCCCTCCGCGTAGCCGGCTCGATAGCAGTCCGCGTCTGGCGCGGCGGTGGGTGGCTGGCATGGTCGGCCAGTGCGCGCGGCGTTGTACCTGGCGCGCCAGGCCTGCTCAGCGCGACTGCTCGGATTCTTGGAACGGACGTCCAAGCGCAGGTAGCGGTTAGGCATGGCCGTCGCCCCGCGGCTCGTCGTCAGATTCCAGGGCCGCGCGCTCAAGCGGGGCAATCGCCAGCCAGATCGTCAGAACGACTCCGAAGCCCACGCCAAGGAGGAACGCGATGGCGGTCATCGCGCACCTCCGCGGACGATCTCGTCGTCCAGCATCTGCTCCAGGCGCAGGTCGAGAGCATCCGACAGCTTGACGAGTTCGACGCCGGTGAGCCCGGCGCAGTACCCGCGCACCGTGCCGCCGGCCGGCGGCCGGGGCAGGCCCTTGCGGAACACAAGGTCGCGGAAATCGCTACCGACCGACTCGGGCCAGCCGAGGTGGCCGATGGTGTTCAGGATCGCGTCGATCACTTCAGCTCGACGCTGGGCGTTCCAAACAGGACTTGACATCGCACACCTCCGTCGTGGTGGTGGTGTGCAACATAACGTGCGTTAAAGCACCTGTCAAGTTCGCTAACGCGCTTGCAGGGTTTCGACGACTGGCCCGTGGCGGATGAGGAACACGGTTTGGGTCCGCACGAGGGCGCCGGTGGGCATGGCCGGAGCCATGCTGCTGTCAGGCGCGAGCACGAATCGGCAGTGAGCAGGGTCCGCGCCGTGCGCAGCGAGCAGGCCGGCTGGGAATGCAAGCGGCTGCATAGCGATCTTGGCTGTGTGCTCGCCCAAGGTCTGCGCGTCTAGCGGCAGTACCGTCTCGTAGAGGTCCGGCGAGTCGTCACGGGTGCTGGCTGGCCGATGGCCACAAGATGTGGCATGGGGACGCGTCCGACGCTTCGGCCAGCCGGATTTGCTTGCTAGATGAACTGGAAAGTGGTCTAATCGACCCATGACCATCACGCCCGCACGCATCACGAAGGCCGCCGCGCTCGCGGTGTTCGGCAACCGTGTCAGTGCCTTGGCTGCCGCGTTGGGGGTCACCCGAGCCGCGGTCAGCCAGTGGCGCGACGGCCCCATCCCAGAGAACCGCAGCCGACAGCTGCGCTACGAGCTGAGGCCGGATGTCGACTGGGACGCGCTCATCGCGCAGTCCGAGCGCGCGCGCAGCGGGAACGAACCGTACGCGTCCGGCTGAGGCTCGGCATCCGAAACGATCCGAAACGCGGTTGACGATCGAGCACGGATCGCCCGGACGGCGGGGAGCCATCCCAAACCTCCCCAACCCGTCGCAAGGCTTCGTACGAGGTGCACATGAGCAAGACCACCAGCTATCAACCAGCGTTAGTCCTAGATCAGGAAGATGCGCTGCGCGAGGTCGTCCGCGCCCTTGGCGGCGCAAAGGCCGCTGGCTCAAGACTGCGTCCAGAGATGGACCCGGACGCGGCAGCCCGATGGCTGCACGACTGCATCAGCCCTGACAGGGCCCAGAAGCTAGACCTGGCACAAGTGGTCACCCTGGCGCGCTGGGGTCGTGAGGTTGGGTGCCACGCGCTGATGGATTACGTCGCCGCAGCGGCGGGCTACTCGCGGCCAGAGCCACTGACGCCGCAAGACGAGGCCGCCGAGCTGCAGCGGCAGTTCATTCAGGCCGTACGAGAGCTGCAGGTCATCCAGGCCCGCATCGGCATCCGCGCGGTGGGCACATGACCGTGGCTGCCCGTCCAATGGTCGGCCCAACAAATGCGCGCCGTGAGCGGGTGCACGTCGCGCGGCTGTGCACCTACACGCTGTGCGTAGCGTGGCGCAACCTCGACGCCACCCCTCGCCAGGTCTGGGTGGCGATGAATCATCGGGCGGCCATGCTCGAGGTCCGAATCCAGCGTGAGCCGCACACGGAGCACGTGCTGGCCGGTGCATTCGTTCGCGGCATTCCCTTCGATGACTTCTGCGGCGAGGTCCGCCACGCCGCGGAAGAGCTCGCCCGGAGCATCGGCGTTGATCTGCGCAATGACCTGCAGTACGCCCAGATCGTGCACTCAATGCTGGGCGGTGCAGCGTGAGCGGGCCCCGCTCCCCATTGCGGGAAGACAGCGCGCGCTCGCCCGACATGGCGCTGATCGATGCGCTCTCGGTGTGCGGCAGCCTGCAGCAGCGTGCCAGGTGTTTGGGTCCTCCCCGGCACCTCGCGATGCGGGTGCGAAGGGGCGCAATCTAGCGGTAGGTAGCGGCGTCGCAAGTTACTGAAATGTCTCGCCTAATGGATCACTGACGCATGGCGGCGAACCTCGACTCGGTCATAGCTCAGCTCTCCGCTGCCGGGTTGATCCTGCCCGACGTGGGGGTGCAGTTCGACCGTTTCGTGAGGTGTCGTGTCGCAGGGATGGGCAAGGAGAAGTGCGGCTGGTACCGGCTGCACGAGTTCCAGGGCGCTCAAGGTGACTGGCTGATCGCCGGGTCATACGGTGTCTACTCTGGGAACAACCCGAACACGCAGAAGATCAGGATCGAGACGAAGCTCCTGAGCCCGCAGGCTCAAGCTGCGCTGCGTGCGTCTATCCGCGAGAGCCAGCGCAAGGCCGAAGAGCAGCGCCGCAAGAGTGCAGCCAGCGCCGCGCGCCGGGCCGCCGCCGCGTGGGCCGCCGCATTGGAAGACGGCGAGTCGCCATACCTGGCCGCGAAGCGCGTGCCAGGCGTAGGGGTCCGCTACGGCAAGCTGGGCGAGGTCGTCGTGCCCATGTGCGACACCGCCGGTCGCATCCACGGCATCCAGATCATCCGCGGCCCGGCGCTGGCGGCAAAGACTGGCCGTCTCGAGAAGGAGTTCTGGCCGCCGGGCCACGCCAAGCGGGGCCACTTTTACCTGATCGGCCCATCGCCGTCGAGTAGCGGCGTGGTGGTGATCGGCGAGGGGCTGGCCACGATGCTCAGCATCTACGCGGCGACGCAGCTGACAGTGTGCGTGGCCTTCGACGCCGGCAACCTGATGCCGGTGGGCGAGGCGATCCGCAAGCGCTGGCCGGACGTCGCGATCATCTACGCGGCCGACGACGACGACTTCCGGAAGTGCGGCGCGTGCGGCAGCCGACTTGTGCTCAGCGCGCACCCGGTCAAGTGCCCGAACTGCGGCGCAGATCACGGACAAGTCAACCCTGGCGTCGACGCGGCCAGCGCCGCTGCGATCGCGACCAAGGGCAAGTGGCTTGCGCCGCTGTTCGCCGACCCAGAGTCACGCGCGGCCGCGTTCCTCGAGCGCGGCGTGAAGCGCACCGATTTCAACGACCTCCACGCCGCCGAAGGCCTCGCGGCCGTCCGGGCGCAGATCGAATCCGCGCTGCCGGCACGTCGTCTCAAGGCCGTGGATCAAGGCCGCGCATCCGATCCCGCGCGGGACCCAGCCACCCAGGGGGGCGGGGAGCGCGCGCCGCTTCGCAAGATCCAGACCCGCGAGGAACTGCTGTCGCGGTTCGCCCTGGTGTACGGGCAGGGCGGCATGGTGTTCGACCGGCAGGAGCGCATCCTGGTCACGACCGCCGACGTGCGCGATGCATGCACGCATAAAGAGGTCTGGCGCGGATGGGCAGAGAGCCCGGACGCGGAAGTGGTCCGCGTCGAGAACGTGGGCTTCGACCCGACCGAGTGCGATGCAAAGATCACGTGCAACCTGTGGGCCGGCTGGCCGACGAAGCCGCGCCAAGGCTCCTGCGAGCGGCTGCTCGATCTGCTGCGCCACATGTGCAGCCACGAGGGCCACCTGCAAGGCGAGATCTACCAGTGGGTGCTGCGGTGGCTCGCGCTCCCGATCCAGAAACCCGGGACGAAGCTCAAGACCTGCCTCGTCTTGCATGGCCCGCAGGGCGTCGGAAAGAACCTTTTCTTCGAGGCCATCAGCGAGATCTACGGACCCTACGGCGGCGTCCTCGACCAGTCCGCCGTCGAGGACAAATACAACGACTGGGCGAGCCGCAAGCTGTTCCTCATCTGCGATGAGGTCGTTGCCAGAAACGAAGTCTGGCACGTCAAGAACAAGCTCAAGTCGCTGATCACAGGCGACTGGCTGCGGATCAACCCCAAGCACGTGCGCGCCTACAACGAGCGCAACTCGCTCAACCTGTTGTTCCTCTCGAACGAGGTGCAGCCGGTCGCGCTCGACGAGGACGACCGGCGCCATTGTGTGATCTGGACCGCCGACAAGCTGCCCGCGGACTACTACCGGGCGGTGCTCGACGAGATTGCCAACGGCGGCGTCGCTGCCCTGCATCACTATCTGCTGCACCTCGATCTCGGTGACTTCCACGCCGGGTCGCCGCCGCCGATGACCCGCGCCAAGCGCGGCGTGATCGAGCTGTCTCGCGACACCATCGCCGGCTTCTTCGATGCGCTGATGGCTGGAGACATCGTGGAGTCGCTGGTTCCGGCGCTGGTGGAGGATGCCTTCGGGCTCTACCGCGTCTGGTGCGCCAGGCAAGGCCAGCGACCCAGCTCGATGACGCGCTTTCGCGCGAACCTCGAGCGCATCCATCGCGTGCCAAATGCCCGCAAGCGCTGGCGGACAAAGTCGGACGCCTCGCCGCGAGGCCCGCATTCGATGCTGCTGTGGGGCGCCCGCGCGCAGGCGCCGGACGGGGTCGAGGAATGCGATCACCTGGGCACTTGCGTGGTCGCGTGGCGGAACCAGGCCCAGGCTTGGATCGGCGAGGAGGGCGTTGGCCATGCCGTCCCATCGCATTGACGCCGTGTGTGCCGGCACATGTGCGGCCGTGTGTGCGGGCATAAGTCGTTGTTTTTATTGGACTGTGCGGGGTGTGCGGGCACTTTTGCACCTATACGCGCGTGCGCGATGCGCGCCCATGCGCCCGCGTGTGCGCGCGTGCGCGCGCACGTATGTGTGCCCGCACACCCCGCACACCCCGCACAGGCGCGCTTTGCGCGCCCATGTGCCCGCACACCTGCCCGCACACGGGCGCTCATGCCCGCACATCGCGCGCGTGCGCTCTCTCTCACACGTCGTCTCGTAAAGGAGTTGTAGATGAGCATCGGTGACATCCACAGCAGCGCACGCGGAACAGGTGCCCGCTTCAATGCCGGCAAGCCTGCCTACGAGCTGATCCCTCTGGCCGCCTTGGAGGACTGCGCGCGTGTCCTGGAGTACGGCCGCGCGAAGTACGCAGACTGGAACTGGGCCAAGGGCATGGACTGGTCCGTCTGCTACGCCTGCGCGCTGCGGCATCTTGCCAAGTGGCAAGCCGGCGAAGACCTCGACCCAGAAAGCGGCCTCCCGCACCTTGCCCACGTGCTGTGCAACATCCTGTTCCTCAGCACCTACGCGCGCACCTACCCGGAAGGCGACGACCGCACCGACCGTCTGCGCGAGTTCTGCGCGGCGCCACCGGCCGCGGCTGCTGACGAGGTGGCGGGGCCCGCATGAGCGACACGCCGGCCACCGCCACGCGCGCTCAGTTCGCTCGCCTGCAAGGCTGGCGGCCGAGCTACGTCACGCAGCTCGCGCGTGACGGCCGGCTGGTCTTTGCCGACCAGGCGCAGCGGTTGGTCGACGTGGCGGCGAGCGTCCAGCGCATCCGCGACACGATGGACCCTTCCCGCGCGGCGGTGGCCGAGCGTCACGCCGCGGCGCGCCAGCATGGACCAGCGGCTGAGACTGGCACAGCAGGCCGAGAGTTGCGGGACGAAGCGCCTGACGACGTGCCCGGCTCCATCGACTACCAGCAGTGGCGGGCCCGGGCCGAGCGCGCCAGGGCACTGGCCGCAGAGCGTGACCTCGAGGTCAGCCTCGGAAGGCTGATCGCGATCGATGCGGTCGCCGCCCAGGTGCGGCTCATCGTCCTGCAGTTCGCCCAAGGCCTCGAGACTTGCGGCGACACCATCGCGCAGCGGATCTCGCCGGAGATGGGCGAGGACGCGCGCCGCGCGATCATCCACGAAGAGCACACGCTGCTGCGCGAGGCGCTGGCACGCGCGCTGCACGGCATGGCGAAGGACCCGAGCGCATGATGCCCCTGCTCGAAACCGCCGCGCGCGCCGTCCGCCCGCAGCGGGTGATGACCGTCTCGCAGCACGCCGCCGCGCATCGCGTGCTGGCCAGCTCCCAAAGCGCCTACCCAGGCGCATGGCGAAACGACCGCAACCCGCTGCTCGTCGAGCCCATGGACGCGCTGACGCGGCGTAACGGCGTGCGCGAGGTCGTCGTCGTGGCGCCCATCCAGTACGGCAAGACGGACGTGGGCCTGAACTGGCTGCTCTACATCATGGACCACGCGCCAGGCCCGACCATGGTCGTTCAGCCCACCGAGCAGCTCATCGAGAGCTTCCGCGCCCAAAAGCTCGACCCCATGCTGACGCATTCTCCAGTGGCTGCCGCCGCGCTGTCCGGTGTGGCCAACTCGCGCAGCGCCACCAACACCAAAGGCCACAAGGACTTTGCCGGCGGGCTGCTGTTCCTGGAGCACGGCGGAAACCTGGGTCGCGCTGCGCTCAAGTCGGTGATGAACCTGTGGGTCGATGAGCTCGACAAGTTCCCGACGCAAATGCCCACCGGCGAGGACATCGTCAAGATGTTCGAGGGCCGCAACACGGCGTTCCCGAGCTCCTACAAGCGTCTCTTCACCGGCTCGCCGGGCATCAAGGGCATCTCGCGCCTCGAAAGCAAGTGGGCACGCTCCGACCAGCGTCGAGCCTATCTGGCATGCCCACACTGCGGCTCCCGGCAGCCGCTGATCTGGGCCGGGCTCACGTGGAGCGATGATGCCCGGCACGTCGTCTACGTCTGCCGCGACTGCGGAGCGGAGATCGACGAGCGCGCCAAGCCCGCGATGTTGGCCGGCGTCGAGTGGCGCGCCGAGAACGCGGCGCCGGAGCCGGGCGTCCGCGGTTACACGTGGAACGCGCTCTACCACAACATCGGCATGGGTCCGCGCTGGCGAGACCTGGTGGCCGAGTTCCGGGAGGCCGCAAACGATCCGCCGAAGCTGCGCGTGTTCGTGACCGAGCGGCTGGCCGAGCCGTGGGAAGACCCGGCCATGCGCGCGGTCAAGACCAACATCGTCCGCGAACGCGCAGAGCCGTACCGTCTCCGCACCGCGCCGCGTGGCGTGCTCGGCGTCACCGTCGGGATCGACACCCAGGACGACCGCCTCGAGGCGCACGTGGTCGGATGGGGGCGCGGCCTTGCGGCCTGGACGCTCGATTACGTCTCGCTGCCCGGCGATCCGGACCAGCCCAAGGTCTGGACCGCCCTGGACGACTTCCTGCTGCGGCCGATCGAGCACGAATCCGGCGCGCTGCTGCTGCCCGCTGCCGTCGCCATCGACACCGGCGGCCATCGCGGCGAGGCAGTCAAGTCCTGGGTGCGCCGCGCCACCGTGCGCCGGCCGATGGCCGTGCACGGCGCCGTGGCCAACACTGCGCCGGCCCTGGGCAAGCCGAAGCTGGTCGATGTCAACTGGCGCGGCCGCACCGACAAGCGCGGCGTCCAGCTCTACCAGGTCGGAACTGTCGCGATCAAGCACACGCTCTACGGGCGTCTCTCAGCCGACGCCGATCGAGCGCCCGAGGATCGGATGGTCCACTTCCCCGATGAGCTGGAGCCGGCGTTCTTCGCGGGCATCACATCCGAGACCTTCGACCCGGCCAAGAACCGCTTCACGCTGCGCCGCGGGGCCCGCAACGAACCGCTGGACACTTGGGTCTACGCCTACGCCGCCACGCACCATCCCGAGCTGCGCTGGCATCGCAACAGCCGCGCGGATTGGGATCTGCTCGAGCGCCGCATCGCCGATGCCGATCCCAAGGCTGCGCCCATCGATGCCCCGCACCAGCCATCCGCGCCGCCGGCAGCAAGCCCGCGGCTCCCCGCGACGAGTCCTTTCGCCAGGCCCGAATGGAGCGGCAAGCTATGAGTCTTGGAAACCTCCGCGCCCGCGCGCGGTACAGCCAGCTCGCCGACGACGTCACCGACCGCGTCTGCGAGATGCTCGACCACCTGGCTCACCCGGAGGACGTGCGGCGACACGTCGACACTGTGCTCCGAGCGTTGGCCGACGTGCGCCAAGGCACTCAGGTCTACGTGCCGAGCGTCGACGCCCACGCCCGCGTCTCGGAAATCCTCGATGCGATCGCAGACGGCGCCACGCCGCGTCAGGTCTGCCGGCGGTTCGGCATCAGCCGCCGCACCTACTACCGGTATCGGGCGATCCTTGGCCGCAACATGAGTTATGGAGAATGACGATGAGCGAGTGTAAGCATGGGTGGATCTGGCGGCGCTATGAGTCGTGCCCCATGGTGGTCTCAAGAGTCAAGTGCAACACTTTTCTTGAAGATGGCGATTTCCTCGGCGAGCGCCTCGTTCGGGGTTCGCCAGTCGATGGTTTTTCGGGGTCGACCGTTGAGTAGGCCGGCGATCCGGTTCAGCGTGTACTGACTGACGGTGGACAGGTCCATGCCCTTGGGTAGGTATCGGCGGATCAGGCCGTTGGTGTTCTCGTTGCTGCCG